TATCAGTCGCGCTGATGAAAACTTGAAGGACTTGGGTTGTCATGAGAGAGCCCCATCATCAAGGACCATAGTTGACAGCAATCGAATTCAGATTGCCTTCGTTGCCATAGGCTGGCGACACCGTGCCGATGCTTCCGCCGTACTGTGCAGCCGATCCCATATTAAATGCGTAGAAGTCGACGGAGCCATTGGCGACAAGCGTGGCATAATTCAGGAGGATGAAAGCAGATTGAGCGCTGGCTCCGAAACTACCGTTGCAAGAAGCTTGAAATCCCTGAGCTAATGTCGCCGAACCATCCGAAGTCGTAGAGCCGACTCTGGCCCCCTGCGAAGCTTCAACTCCGATCGTTCCATTTCCTTGAGAGCTGCCGCCTGCAAGATTCAAGAATGAACCGTAAACTGCAGCAAAGCCTCGGCTTGAACAAGAACTAGCATGACAATTAGTGCAAGACAAAGTAGACGTGTTGTAACCTCCAAAGCCGATATCGCCTGATCCCCAGACGCTACAGCCATTCAAAGTCATGCTCGTGATGGCAGCAAAGCCAGCTTGCGTGACTGGAGTATTTGGCCCGGTAACCAAGATGTTTGAAATGTTGATTGCACCGGGACCCACATGAACGATACCGTTCGCTGGGGAGCTGCCCATTTGGAATTCTGTTCCATACCTCGAGCGCAACATCTGTATGTTGTAGGACGAGTCATTAGCGCGAGACGCAGCATCGGAGCCGCTGCGCTGAAATACCCCGGCATTGGGCGGCGGCTGTTGACCGGCTTTCATCGTACCCATAAGAAAGATACGATCTGAGTCAGGATGATAAGTCGTAAGGACTTGAGCTCCCGTGCTCTCAAGGCCGGTGTAAGTGCCGATCGCTAATACTATCGACAAGCTGCCCGTTAGCGCGATGCGCTTGCGACCAAGAGCAGAAAACAAATCTCGAACCTGAGCTATCGTTGAGCAGTTGAGCACGGCAGCTTGAGTGATGGCCGGATTAGCATAAATCCAAAAACGTGTTCCATCGTAAGTGAAAATTAGAACGTCGCCGGCTTGCATATCACCAGGCAGCAGCGGCCAGTTCGTATTACAACCCTGCGCAAAAATTGGCTTGTTGCCGAGACTATTGACGTTGATGTTCGCGGTTGAACCGTTGCTGGTGTTGGCGATCTTCACCATGAAAATCGTGCCCGCCGCAAGCGATGTTATCGCCGGACTGAAATTGGCGGTGACCAGATTGGGCGTCGCTGACGCGTCGACGCAGTACGGAATGTTGTACAAGAAAGTCTGAGGCGGACCGCTAGGTGCGGTGCCGGTAAAATTGATCATCTGGAAGACGGTGCCATCATAAACCAGCTCGGCCATGGCAAAAGCAGGAAGATCGCCAGACTGTAGCTCGGAGCCGTTAGGTTTTCTGATCGGCACTCGACCAGCGCCGGCATCAATTGTACAAGCACCGGTGTTTGTGTTGCGCACCTTGACGCGCAGCGGAAGACCAAAGCTGTAGCCGCCAAGCGGAGGATTGAGCGCGACTGACAGCGTGTTGACCGATCCAGTATCAACGCAATAGTTCATGTACTGCGAGCGCATGCCTTTGGCACACTGCTCAAGATCAGTATCGGCGGGAACGATGTTGCTGTCCGTGATGATATGGACAAGCTCGCGCATCGGATTTTCGAAAGCGGCTGCAGGCGGAATACTGCCCTGACGCGCAACCGACGGGTCTCCATTGATGTAAGACGCGTTAGGATCGGTGATCCCGTATGGCTGAACGTATTTCACGATCCCTCTCCTTCTGTTACGGCGTTCCCTGCATCGGTCCGCCAAACGCTAGGCTGCTGAAGTCCGGAACGATGTGAGTGTGAGCGGGCTTCCAGCGGTCGAGCAGGCAGATGAATTCGGCCGGAACGCTGATCTTCAAGTGCGGATCGACGCCGGCCTGCCCTGCTGAAGCTCGAAACCAAATCAAGCCAACCTGGCCGACGCTAACTTCCCAGTAGAAGCGCTGCTCAGCAGGGCCGATGTACCAGCGGAAATTTTGATCTGCGATCGGTGAATTCGGCGGCGGCGTGCGGGTATCGCCGACTTGAGAGATTCCGCACATGAAGGGCGCGAACTCTTTGATCTCTATCGTGTAGCCGACAAACGCAGCGACCTTCTTGAAGTAAGCGCGCGACTGGCCGCCAAGCCAGGTCATGAACATGACGAGCATTTTCTGACGCTCGCCGATCGTCGTTGCTGACGGGAAGCAAGGATCTGGCAGCCCCCATGCGCGCTCCCAGTCCGATAGGAGCTCTATGGTGAAGCGCGGATCGCTCTCGCGCTCGAGCAGGTCGCCAGCGCGGCTATCGACGAAACCAAAGTAGTCCGCCAGGCCGTAGCAAACGCGTTGCAGGATCGAGCCCGGCGCCTTTGGCCATGCTTGACCAACAGGCAATAGTCTTAGGAACTGCTCCGCGTAGTCCTCGCCCGAGCGTCGAACGTAACGATCCCAGTCGTGTGTTTGCGTCATGGTGATGGTGATACCGAGTACAGGATGTCACCCAAGACCGCCATGTGACCCGGCGATTGCATTACGTCATCGGTGTAATTCAACATGTCCACGGACTTAACGTTGGCTGTGTTCATGATCGTTTGGACTTTCCAAGCTCCGAAAATAGTTTGCCCAGGAGCCGCGTTCTGAAAAAACATCGTTTGAAGATTGGCCTGCACCGCGGCGCGGATCTCTGTGGTGTCCGGATCGATGTGAGCAATAAGAACGTCGACGCGTTGCTTTATCGGAGCGAGGACCCAGAAATCTTTGACAGCGACCGGGCGAACGGAATCGATGTATTGGCTCACCTGATCTAGGTCGATCAATTGCGGCCAGCCGTCGTCAGAGGCGCGAAGGTCGTCGAACAAAACTCTCACCGTCACCGTCCCAATTCCCATCTCGAGCGGCGACACCCACGCACGGGTACAGCCTGGCACGGCTAAGGCCCACACCTGATAGTCATGAGCCGCCCCGCCTTGCGGTGGCTGCCTGATGCGCGCGAGCACGCGGAAGCGGAGCTCGTCGTCGGTCTCTTCATCGGTGCCACCGTCGAGATTAACAACCGTCGCGCTCCCCACGAGCGTGGGAACGATCGTCGTGTCCACGGTCAAAAGGCTTCCGGGATCTTGGTTGCCAGCGGCGCCCGGATCCAGCGCACGGATAGGAATTGGAGTGTCTACGCCTGGTCCATTTGCGACGGCGAGTTGAGTCGTTTCATAGTCGACGCCATTGTTCGACGTCGCCCGCGTCCCGGATGGAATCACGACGCTGACATTGGTCACTTGGAAGTTCGCAACCCCGACCGCGAGCGTCGCCATCTTGCGCCCGGTCGTGCCATCTGAATTCGTCAGCCATATATTGCCATGCCGGTCGAGCCACTCATGCTCAGCGGTGTCTGGAAGTAGCTGCAGCGCCAACCAATCAATGAATTGGAGCGTGAGATGGCACAGCGCGCCCATCGCGTCCGACATGACGCGGAGCACACTGTTCGGGATGCTCGCGTCGGCGCCTGGCAAGTTGCCACGAATAGCGTCGCGCACGAGGCCGCGGACGACCTTTAATGTCGGGGTTTGCCAGGGCATAGCTTAGAACGGTTGTGGTGCGCCTTCCGGATTAGGCAGAATGCCGACGTTCCAGGCGCTTCCCGTAGCGACGATGTCCGTCCACAGGATTTGATATTGGAGCTCGATCTCGAGCTGCGGCCCGCGGTAGAGCCGAACCACGGCGTTGATCTGCTCGCGAGCCACGCGCTCGGCTTTCACCCACATCGCGCTGCCAATCTTGCGATCGATGAAAGGCTGGATCGCATCACGGATGTATTGCTCGACGCGCGTTACCGTGGCGCCTTCCCACGCCTCCGGGCCGGTGATCTTCGCGCGGGTGAGCAGCCAAAGCTTGCATCCGATATCCCAGCCATTCCAAATTTCCGCCGCGTCAAGGTTGCCCCACCAACCGCGACGATCGGTCGAATCCGGATCCGGCAAGATATCGGCAGCGTCGGCAAGCGCGTCAGTGCCAAGCGCGACGATGACCGCAGTCGCAAGCGCTTGCGTCTCGTCAAGCGTGCCGTCATCCAACAATAGCCAATCGACGGTGACGTTTGACTTGGCATATGGAAAAAGGAAGTTGGTGTTTTGGATTAGCCGGATATCGGGCATATCGCTTACTTCATAGGAACGATTCTTCCAGGCTCACCGAGACGAGCGGCAAGCAGTTTACAAATTTGCGCGAACAGGGTGCGAGCGCGATTCCAATCGCCGATCTGTGCAATCCACGCATCCAGTTCCTCAGGTGTCGAAGTTTGCAGCCGGGTCTCCAAGTCTATTGCCTGTCGATCCGCGGCATAGGCTTCGCGTTGGCCCTTTGCTTTGGTCTGACGGTCCCACCAATCCTGCGGCTTGTGAGCGGCGATCACGGCGTCGAGCGTCGCATTGTCTGCCGCAGATAGATTCTCGCGGCCAGCGATCTCGCCCGTGTCATAGCGGATGGCGATCGGCGGATCGGCGAGGCCAGCCGCATGCACCTCGTCCATGAAGTGCTGGCCAAGCTTATCGGTTGACGATGGTCGCCACGGCATCGCTCACCCCATCAGTTCTACTGCTTGCGCCCAAGCATAATCATAAGGAAGATAGAACCCTCCTGCGCCGCCTGCTGTGTCTACAGCAATTCGAAGACCATAGGTCAACGGATATCCAGTTGTTGCATGATGATAATCCAAGACCGAACTACAAAAGGATCCATTCAAAACTGCACTATTTACGGAGTAGGCAAGGTAAACTGATCCCGAAAGGTCCGTGATAGGCGTGCCGGCCACCGGAGTTCGCGATATTCTCACAAGTGAAGAGAATCCAGTCGCGTTAGTGCATTGAGTAGAACTATCTGTACCGACAGAATATTGAATTGGATTGCAAGGGCTTTTTGGTGTGACATTCAGTTGAAGGGCTGACCAAATAAATGTCGTTGATACAGTACCAGCGCCGGTAGTAGATACATTCTGAGAAACGGTCTGAACTACATCCCCCGGAATTGGCGAACTTGGCGACGAAAGCACGATGCGCGTTGGCGATGCCGCCCAAGTTCCCGCTGTCGTTAAACCTCCCTCATAGTCGGCAAAGCCAATTATGCGCGCCGGTTGGCTCGTAAATGCTGAGCTCGCGTAGCTCGTCTGAGCGACGCCTGGACTAAGAATAGCAGCCGCAGTCTCTAGACCCTTGGGATCGAACCCGGCAACCGAAGCTGCCGCCGAAGGGGTAGCACTGACGGCAGGTACAAGAGTTGCGGTGTAGTAACAGCAGTTCCGGACAATAAGCTGCGGCGTACCTGCATTGCTGGCGATTGCAAACCAGAGCCGGAATGACCATGCGCTGATTGTCCCTAGCGTACAGCCCGAAGCCAGTGTGAGCGAAAGCGCCGCTGTGATCGCCAGCGATGTGCCATTCTGAAAGAAGACAGTGACTGGATCGGTCGCGGAAGGATCAGCACCGGCGAGCGTCTTGATCGCAAATGTCGCGGCGTTTGATGCGTGGCTCTCAACCAGCTTACCATTGACGAGATTTAGCTGCGCTGCACCGATATTGCGCAACGCGACGCCTTGTTGCGGAGTCGTTAGCCCCTGGTTTGTGTCGTAACGAGTCCACGGCGCCGAAGCGGTAGCAATGCCGGTGATCGAGGTCACGCCGGAAAACTGCGCCCATTGGCCGCTGGCGGGAGAACCGGTCGTGGTGACGGTGCCACCGCCCGCAGGCGCACTCCATGTGCCATCCGCCCTGAGAAAATTGGTCGTGCCGCCGCCGCTGCTGGGCACAAGACCTTGTAGTGTCGAGCTGAAGAGATTGAGGTCCGCCGTGAGCTGCGTATTGGTGACGTCGATCGGCGGCGCCGCGCTCGCGGTGTTATTTCCTTTGTACGTGTGGCCGTTCATGTTGGCCAAGCGGGCGTTGGCCAGCGTTCCGGTCCATCCCACGGTGATCGAGGTTGCCTGCAGGAGCGCCGTCGCTGGCGTGCCGGCAAGCGTGAGCGTGATGTTCGTCTCGCTAACGGCGGTGAGTGCCGCAGGCGTGCCAGTCAGGAAGCCTTGTCCTCCAATCGAGATGATGCTCGTCGCGACCCCAGCGCTGTTGCCCTTTCCGTAGTAGAGCGTGTTGTCCTGCTCGTTGAATGCGAGCTCGGCCGCCGCAAGCGATGCTGGAGGTCCAGCGGCGCCCCCCGCCGCACGTCGCTTGATGCGAAGCGTATCGACCATCAGAACGTGCCACCATCGAACGTGATGCCGTCGATCGTGCCGCCAGTGATCGCGACAGCAGTCGCGGCTTGCGTCGACATGGTGCCAAGCCCGGTGATGTCGGTATTCGGGATTGTCGCCTGCGAAGTCATCGCAGATGCCCCGGCTGCTTTTACGTATCCCGCGGCAAGCGAGGCCGCACCCGTTCCACCGTACGCTACGCCGATGATCGAGCCTTGCCAGGTCCCCGTTGCAATCGTGCCTAGCGTAGTAATTGATGCTTGCCCGGCGTAAGAAGCACCGATTTGAATGCCAGAAGCGCTAACCGTGATACTGGGAGAAAGACCTACGGCGCTGATGACGTTCGCTGCAATATTGATGCCGTTTCCAGCCGTCACACTGGTCGCAGCGTTTAATTGAGTAAAAGGAATTGCAGTTGTGCCGACAGTGACCGGAGTCGTCGGGTTGGCTAACCAGAGCGAATTTGCATTGGCAGTTCCGCCGGCGCCAACAGGAATGAATGCACCGGGGAATTCGGTGGCAACGTCCATGTCAACATGACGGGTAAGAACATAAGCGACTCCGGTCGCTCCCGCGGTCGTGACTTGATAAAGACCGTTGTTCGCAGCGGCAGCTTCGTTCTTAACCAGAATAAGATCGTTCAACGCCGTCAAAACGCCGTCTACTGTCAGCGTGCCGGTCGCGGTGGCCGTGAGTGTTGCACCGACGCCCGCTGTTCCATTGGCATAGGTATTGGCAGGAAGCGCCGCGGCCGTGGCAAGTCGCGCCGTCGGCTTAATCACCAAGCCCTGGATCGTCGCGTCGACATAATTCTTGGTCGCCGCATCTTGCGCATTCACCGGATTGGCCAAGCCGGTAATTTTGAAGTTGCCCCAAGGGACATCGGCACCGGGCGCTGCTTGCTGATCTTGCCGCACTGACAAAGCGAACGCCGTCGTAGCAATCTGAGTGGTATTTGTGCCGCTCGCCGCGGTTGGAGCAGTAGGAGTTCCTGTTAATGCCGGTGAAGCGAGCGGCGCAGCCGCGATGTCAGATAATAGCTGAGCGGCTGTCACATCTATCGGAGATGCAGTTGCGCCGGTATTATTTCCTTTGTACGTATGCGCCGCCATCGTGGCGAGCAAAGCATTGCCTAATGTGCTGAGACCTTGAATGCTTGTTGCGCTCGTCCATTGGGCCAGTTGTCCGTTAGTCGGCGTGCCGACATTGGTGACATTGCCGCCTCCTGCCGGTGCATTCCATGTCCCATCAGCTCTTAAGAAATTCACCGTGCCGCCACCGCTCAGCGGTGCGAGTCCATTCACTGTTGCCGTAAAAACAGTCGTCGGAGCGCGCGTGGTGTCGGTCGGATGAACATGATCGCCGCGTGACCACTGAGTTGCTGTGCCTGGCGCTGCCGTGCCATTCATCGCGGGGCTGGCGCCCGAGGCCATGCCAGGGCCACCAACGGGGACGATCACACTAGCCGTGCCGCCTGCACCGCCGGTGCCCTCGCCGTAGTACAGCGTGTGATCAGCCTCATTGTAAGCAAGCTCGGCATTGGCCAAGCTTGCGGGTGCACCTGGAGATCCGCTAACGCGACGTTTGATCCTGATGACATCGGCCATTAGAAGTTTCCTCCGTCGAGGATGTCACCGGTGATCGCGAGAGAACGATTCCAATTCAAACTTTGACGTCCATACATGAGGCCGTCATTCGGCGCTTCAGGAACGCCGCTAGCGCCGCCACTGCCCACGACCGAGAGCTGCCCAGTAGGCGTGATCGTCAGCGTGGTATCGATGTCGAGAAAAAGATTTCCGTTGGCATACGGCATCGGCTGATGAAGCAGCATCGCCGCATGCCGAGCCGCCATCTCTTCGGCAGTGGCGGACGCGATCTTGATCGGCGCGCTTGTCGCCATCGATATGTTTGCATTGTTATCGATGGACATCGGCGCGGAGGCTGAGTGCGCTGCTGGCCCCATTGTCTGAGTGCCGGTCTGGCCCCCGCCTTGATCCGTGCAGCCCTTGATTTGAATCGGACTCGACGACCAGCAACCGCCGCTGTCGACCCAGATGTTATTGCCACCAAAATGTATATGAACGTGCGAGTCATCAGCTCGCGTCGAGTTTTGCTCGCTCTGATGATACGTCTGGACCGCAGTGTCCTCGACCTTCATGTTGCCGTTGCCGCGGACGTGCTGCATGGCGTCTTTAGTCACATCAATGTAAGTCTTGCTGTCCTGCTTGTGCAGCGTCTTCTGGCCTGTCGTGCCGGCTGATCCGGACTCGCCCGCGCCGGCGCCGCCGCTCGAGGCGCCGCTACCGTCGGCCAGAAGCTCGATTTCGAATTCGACGCCAGATCTTGCATCGCGGAATTTTCTTGTCCCGCCTTTCGCTCCGCCGCCTTGCTGCTGCTGGCCGTTCTGATTGTCGACGAGCTGGAACCTCAGCTTCTTTTCAGTGTTGCCGGTCATGAACATGCCGGTGTCAGTATTCAAAAACTGCTGGCCCCATTCCTTGAGGCCAAACATTGCCGTCGCGCCCTTGGCCGCATCCTGCGCCAGGTTCTTAAGCCGATGCCGGCGATCATCCATGATGCTGCAGATCGGGAAACTTCTGTTACTCCCCATGAAGCTCATGAAGCCTTCGGCGACCTGTTGGATTGCTCCACTCGCGCCGCTCTTGATGGCGTCTGCAATGACCGAAGTGAAACCATAATTTTGCGGGGAAATGTTCTGCGGCCAATTCTCGCCTTTCATACCGCGCGAGCCGTTGCTTTCCTGAATCCCCTTGCTGTCGTCGACCGTCGGGACGCAGGTGATGCAACCGCCGCCCTGGTAGCCGCGGATCGAATTGTCTAACGGGGTTTGCCGTTGCATCAGAACACCAAGTTGGAACCGGGAAGAAAAGCTGGAAAGGGATCCGCCGGATTGCCCTGCGACGGAGGCGCTGCCGTCTGCGAGCTGTCGGCTTTGACTGTCGGTGCGTCAGTGACGGCACCGCCCGTCGTGTTATTACGCCAGGGTTCAATCAGATGCAGCGACGTGCGCGTACCGCTGGTCGAGTCTTGCGTGAACGTCACCGTCTCGATCGATAGCAATTGATCGATCGGAACCATCGGCGAGTCGAGTTGGACCTCGGTGCCGACCTGCCAAAGCTTGCCAGTCGGATCGAGCCAACCGTAGACGACAATATCGGCGTCGATCCGCACTCCGCTCCATCGCGCTTCCTTGTACGCGCGCAGGTCAACCTCATGCTGACTCTTGACGGGGTGCTCGATCGGCACGAGGAGCGGACGGAATTCGGGCAAGATGCCCGGCGGAACGGCCTTTGAACGCAGCTCCGAAGCGGCTGGTCCGTTTTGCGAATCGGAAGGTCGAGTCTGACCTGTCGTCATGACAAAGCTGTACATGTCTTCGCCATTGATCACGACTTGCGCGCTGTAGATGTTCTCGCCCTCGATCAGGACCGCCGACATCCGCGGTCCGTGTGGTCCGACAAGCACGAGATCGCCGTTCTTGTTGTTCGATAAATCGACATTGCGCGTGCGCGCTAGACGTTCCATGAACTGCCACCTCGTCTCGCCTTGTTGAAAGTGAACGCCGTCAGGTGGGTTGAAGGGATCGCCAGGAATCGTGCCGATGACCTCTCCAAGGCGAACGCTGGTCGGTTGAAGGACTTGCACCACAATGCCAATAAGATCCCCGTGGAAATTGCCTCCTCCGTCGCCCTCCTCGGGAAGAATGTCACCCGTCAATTCCCAAGCCTTGCCTTTGCCCTGCAGAGAAACGCCATGACTATTGGCTTCATAACCAACCTGCCGAACCAAGATTATCCCGGTGAGCGCTAATATGTCGGCGAGGTAGATCCCGCATGAATCGCCAGGCTTAAATTGCAGCCGATCCCACAATCCTGGAACGGGATCCCGCTCCGCGCAGGTAAAGCGAAAGTAGTTGTATGGATCGTGCCAACGGTGTTGAACCCAAACAGTCTCCCAATCGCTGTAATACTGCCCAGCAACATAAAGAGTCGCTACTTCCTGCCGCTTAGCGCCCGGAAATTCGGGCTGTGTGAATGTCATTTAGCCCGACAGCGCTTTTCCTTCCCGCAAGCCGAATGCGGGGTGAACGATTTTATTTTCAGCGCGCACCTCGTCGGCCCGGCCAGCATTGGCATAGAGCCGATATGCAAGCACGAGCGTAGGGAGTACATCCGCGAACGCGTAATCGAGCATGCGCGGCAGCGGGCGCGCAGTCTGATCAAGATGAAACGCTAGCGCCGCGTGTAGCTGGACCAGCGCCATAAATGCCACCTGATCCATATCGTCGGCCGCGAGCTCCTCTGCCGGCTGAAACGCGGTTGTCATGATTGCCTTGATGTTGTCGACGTCCTGCCGGCTCACGAAGGTCATGTCGGCGATAATGCGACACTCAAACGCGAGGCAAAACCTGATCAGCGCGTTCTGGACCAACACAGCGCCGAGGAGCACTGGCGCTTCTGCGACTGCCGCAAGACGAACCGACTCGAGCTGTGGCTGCGTCAAGCCAGTCACACGGGCGAGCTCGAAGATTGCATCAAGGGGCGGCCCTGCTTGGTCGTCTGCAAATAACGTCTCGGAATTCGCGATGAAATCGCCGACTGCCGTGCGCAGGTCAGATCCAGGACGGCCCTGCGTTGGAGCAAGCTTCAGCATGTAGCTCAACACGCGATTGCAAAGCGGGGCAGCTTCCTTAGCGTCGGGTCTAAACATGGTTTAGCCATGAACGGCCGCAAGCGATGTAAGTACCATGTCGCGCAAGGCCTGCGATTGCTCGATTAGCTGTTGATAGCTGCTGACTACCGTTTGAAACGGCGGCGCGCCAAGCTCGACGAATGTCATGTCAAAGACGACATAGCCGCCGATCCGCTCTTCCTCAGTCAGGCGGTAGCGCGTACAGACGACGGTCAGCGGTCGCTGGAATGGGAGCTGCAGCGTACCGGAGCCCCCGGTCTCGAGCCGGTCCATCAGCGCATCACGCGGGTTCGTGTAATCGCGCAAATAAAGTGGATTGGCGTCAACCACGTACTGAATAAGATAGCCGCGAACTGAAAACTCGACCGCTCTGCGGCCCATGTCCTCACTATAAGGTAAGTCTTTTTTCGGAAATTCATGCGTCACGATTCGACGGCCTGACTCGCGTGAGCCAGCTTCAACGTGAAATAATCGGCCGTCGAAATGCGCAGGCAAAAACTTCGAACGCCAGGGCGAGACCTGCACAGCATCGCGGATGGTTGCAATCGGCATTAGCTGTCCAATGACGGATCGTGACTCTCGCCGGTTGCCCCTGATGACGCCGGCGGTCCCGAATTCGATTTCGTCATTCCCGTGTCCCGCGACATGCGCACCGCACGAAACGGTCCGGTCTGCGTGACGCTCTTCTGGCCTTCGCCTTTTACGTTGACGTCGATTTTCGCGGTGCCGATCGAGCGGTGACGCATGCGCGCCCCGGCAATGGCATCAATCACACCGCGATCGACCTGTCGTGGTGGCTCTTCCGCCGGCGTTCTAACTATGCCGCGTTCTCTTCGCGGGCGGGCTCCGAAGGCGCCTCCACGCTGCCATTCAGACATATGTGAGAGAGCGAAATTACGTCTATTGTCTTTCTCCTCTTCAACCTCACTAGGTGTACCTTTCCATCCAGTCATGTGTGAAATTGCGCGATTGCGCGTATCATCTTGCGTTTTTTCAATTTCGCTTGTCGTTCCTTTCCAGCCGGTCATGTGGGAGATTCCGAGATTGCGTTTGTTGTCTCGCTCTGCTGCCATCTCACTAGGCGTGCCTTTCCATCCGGTCATGTGAGAAATTGCAGCGTTGCGTCTATTATCTTCCTCCTCGCTAATTTCGCTCGGCGTCCCTTTCCAGCCGCTCATATGTGAGATCGCGAGATTGCGTCTGTCGTCTCGTTCCTGGTTAATTTCGCTTGGCGTTCCTTTCCAGCCGCTCATGTGCGAGATTGCAAGATTGCGTCTGTTGGCACGGTCCTGTTCCGACTCAGCAATTTGCGCAGACGTCCATGTCGTGCCAGTGGCGGTCTCTGTTCGAGTTCCCGCGGGCGAAGTCGTGACTATCGGAGTCGTGATTGGGGGTTGAGGTGGCCCAGGAGTGGGAACTGGCCCCGCAACCTGAACCCTTTGCGCATTGCGCATCTGCTGCAACTCAGCAGTGCGTTGCTGCGCCGTAATCTCTCGCGCTCGCCCACGCTCATACGCTGCGATAACCCAACCAGGCGCACCTGCACGAACTAAACCATCGCCCCAAACTGCTGGCGTGCCGCCGCCAATATGAAAACGATGACCGCCCATGTACACATAACCAGCTCCAATCCCAGTAGCTCCAGAGGCAGCCGCCTCCTCGATGAATTTTGCAATCCTTTCTCGATCGCCAGGATTATTCGCGCTGAGCCTGCGTCCAGTTTGGGGATCAAGAAGATCGAGGTCATATGATGGTGACCCTGGACGATGGCGCTTGTGGCCAGCCTCTAATCCATGAGCTACTTGAACATTGAGACCGGATTTGAGTGCCGCATATTCGATGTATGATTCCATGCCTCCTTCGTTTGAGCGTTTTCCCGACATTTTGCTGTAATCAATAACTCCGCCTGCGGCTCCTGCTGCGCCAGGCTGCGGTAGACTTGTTGGTCCCGCTGCTGCTGGGGGCGTTGGCACCGCCCCCTCTGTTGGCGTTCCTCTCCCAGTATAAGCCTCGACTCCCGGCGGCGGAGCCCGCTCAAATCCCGCCAATCTACTCCTCAAATAAGGAGCAGCAGGTTTCAAATATCTTGATGCAAAAAGTTTCGCTGCTTCTTGCGGCGACTTCGCATTCTGTATGTCGCGGTAAAGCTGTGCATATTGTTTGTCACCGAGCTCACCTTTCAGTCTTCTTGCAACGAAACTTGCGGCCTCCTTTGGATCCTTCCATGCTTGCATTGGATCGAGGCCGCGGCGACGCATGTCCGCCGCCCACGTGTTCCACTCGGCGCCGCCCTCTTGAAAGAGACCGTGAGCGTAGTGCGCCTCGCCGCTAAACCGCGGTTGATCGGCATGGCGCAGCGCTGGATTAAACGCTGACTCTTCCTTGATGTTGGCAAGCATTCCCGCGATCGCGTTCTCGTTGAAGCCTTGCTTGCGCATCTCGTTCGCGACTTCTTGGGCGACAGCTTGCTTCGCTGTGCTGTCACCATAAGTCTGAGGCGGCGTCCCAGCAGCGCCAGGAGTGCCATCTTTGCCCGGAGGCGCAGCACCACCAGCGGCCCGTTCCGCGGGAGTGAGAGCGCGACCCGATGGACCACCGGGCAGTCCTTCACGCGGCAATGGCTGCACCGGCGCCGGCGGCTGGCCTGGCGCTGGTCCGCTCGGCGTCCCTGGCGCCCCCGCAACTCCCGCGTAAGACACTCGGGGCAATTGCGGCGTTCCTAATGCGGGATAGGTAACGCCAGGAGTGCCACTCGTCCCCGATGGAGGAGGAGCGCCAGGAGCGCCAGGAGGGCGACCATCGCCGCCCCTACCGTCGCCGCCATAACCCGGCATGCCAGGCAACGCGCCCATCGGAGGAGCGCCAGCGGCGCCGCCTCCAGCGCCAAGGCCCGGTTTGAGGCCGCCCGCCTGCGTCGACAGCAAGCCGAGCGCGGCACCGCTGGGTTTCTCTTCGCCCGACAGCAATGCGTTCGTCCGTTTGAGCTGATTGATCAGCTCACGCGTCTTCGTGTTCTCCTCCTCCATCAAATCGCGGCGTTCGATATTGGTCGAATAGTCGCCATGGAGCTGCTCGGCCCAATCGGCCGCATTTTTCCAGCTCTCCGGCGTCATCGGCGCGTAAGGCCCGGTGAAACCACGAACGCCCTCACGGCCTTCACCGCCCATAAGCCGCTGCGGCGCAGTCGCCCCCGGCTGCTGCTGTTGCTGTGGCGCCGCGGTCTGAGGCCAATTGCCAAATCGTTCGTTAAAACCTGCTTTTGGATGCCCCGTGCCGAATAACCAATCCAATTGCTGCGGCCATGGGACCTCGCGTTCTTCGGGGCGTTCGAGCCGTGATGGTTTCGCCCGCTCCTGTTTGATTAAGTTAAGCCAGCCTTCAAGTTTCTCGTCGATCCACTTGAGTCCTTTGCCAAGCGGCCCCGCCATGATGTCGGTGCCCATGAAGCGGGCAATCTCGCTCCACTTCGAATGGATCTTTCCCACGAGATCGAGCTGTTGCTGGCCAGCCGCGATCGCTCTGGCTTCATTTCGCCGACGTATCTCGTCGACCTCGGCAACCGCAGCCCGCATGCTGTTGGTCGCCTGCTGCATAAGCGGGCTGCCAATTATCTCGAGGATCTGTCGCTCATATACACCCGCCGCGCCGCCCGACCTTCGCGCTTCGGCTTCCCCCTGTACGCGCGCATACTCTCTGACGGCATCCCACTGCGATGCCAGATCAGGTAGCTTCCGTATTTGCTCGAAAAGCCCCTCCATGCTTCTTGTGACGCCTTCGAACCCAAGGCGTTGCAGTGTACCCCTGACGCCAGCGCCCCCACGCTGCACGTCATTCATAGTCGCCGCGAATTTTTCGAGACCTTGCTGTGCTTGTGCCCTTGATATGTTCTGACGCTCAAGGGCTTCGGTCATCGCGCGCGTTTCGGCCGGATCCATGCCGATGCGATGCGCCAGGACGCCGAGGTCGACTGACTCTTTCGCCATCTCGGTCAAGCTGCGCGTCAACTTTTCGACGCTCATGACGGCGCCCCCGATCGCAACGCCAACCGCACCAAATCCAGTTGCAAATTTGATCAACGCGTCTGGACCTTTGCCAATGACCTCGACTAGCTCTTTCATGCTCTTTTCGAGTTCGGCGGTGTGCCGGCGAAGGTTCTCGAGGTTCTGCGTCCCGACGCCGAGCTCGGCAAAGCCCTTCTTCAACACGTCGAGCTGCGCCGTCGCGTTGTCGACGAGATTGACTTCTAAGGTTAGTTCCTCAAATTCGGCCATGGCTTACTGCAACGTTGGCAATTCCATCTGGCGTTCGAGCGAAACGTTGCCCTTGAACATTCCGTCGCCATCAGCTTTGACTTTAGTGCCGTTGGGCGCGCTCACGCGCACGTCAAGATTGCCCTTGGGCTCAGGTTCGTTTTCGCGTGCAAGGCTTTTGTCCAGTATCTTGCGAGCAAGATTTTCCTGCGCTTCAATATGACGCGAGGCCTCGAGCTCCTCACGTTCCGTCCCCGCAGCCGTCCCTTCCAAGCGGAACGATGCCGCTGTTTCCTTAAGAGTCTTCTCGTATTCGGTAGAAGTAATCGCACCCGATCGTTTCAATCTCTGCGCTTCGTCATAATCCAGGTAACGTTGCAGGCGCTCTTCCTGCCGCTTTGGTTCAATGCCCTCAAACTTAGGATCAACATAAGCTTTGTAACGCTCGAATATATTGCCGCCGGGCTTCAAAGCTTCCTGTCGCACAGCCTCGCGTCCAACGTGACCATACTCGTGAGCGATCGTGGTTATCTCTTCACCGGAGCCGGGCCGATAATAGACCTCTCCAAGCTTCGGATAAGAGAAGCCGAGCGGGTCCTCCGCGATAGCTTTTCTGACTGTTGGAGAGTCAGGCAAGTTTGGAGCATCGTAAGCGTAAACCTTGCCTTCAGCTTTTTTTGCTCCAAGAGTAGTCAAGGCATCTAGTTCACTGCTACTCTGTGGCGTTTGTGGCCGCTCTCGCGGCAGCGGGACATTTCCTTGATCCCCTAACTGTTTTCGCTCCTGCTGCTGCTTGTCTGTAGATATTAAAGCAAGCGGCTGAGTCGGATCATATTCTGATTGCTGTTTAGCTAATAAAATTTCTGACTTTGGTATCTTCTTGCCTATTTCAAGACCTTCTTCTGGAACATTCGGTTGTCGCTTCCACTCCGAGCCGCTGACGTCGAAAGCTCCTGCGCCACCAAAAGCCTGTTCCCCTACCGTCCTTGGCGCACCTTCAAGCCCTTTAGGAACCTTCTCGCGACCACCACCTCCAGCATAATCTGGCCGATAATCCAAAGATGGGTTTAGCAATCTTCTTGTATCCAACTCATATATGTTCTGAGTTTCAGTTGTAGGATCAACTCCTTTAATTTGAGGTGCGGTTATATCTTTTCCTTCAAAACCTGGCCGACCATAAGTTCCAAATCCTGCCGGCTGTACTTCCCACGGGGCAACCTCACCTTTCTCGACTTTCTCTTGCATCGCCTCCCATTCTTTTCTGGTATATCCTATTTTCCCCGACTTTTGTTCTATACGCGCCGCCATCGCTGCTGAAGCATCAACTAGCTTTTGAGTTCTAATTCCTGGCCCATAATCGGTTTGCTGCTTCAAATATGTCAATTGAGTATTAGGATCGAAAACAAGATGCCATTGTCCTAGCGATTGACCCGATGATCCAAGCTCCCCCGACTTGCCGGTGGACATAGAAATCCCTTGATATCTCTCGGGAACGCGCAAAGCATTGCTGCCCTTTGGATCACTCGGATCATCTTTTGCATAAAAAGCAGGATCATACCCATACCAACTCGCAACGCCTTTACCCTTGCTCACCCCGGTATAGACCTGTTCACCAGGAAATTGCGGTTGCAATGGCGTTGCTGCTGCACTGAGTATCGGATACTGTTTTGTAACTCCTTTCGATGTATATGTCCCCCGCGAAACGTCCCCCGGTCGATAAGGCCGCAACAAAGGTTCTTTCGCTTCTGTCGGCGTTTCGCGCGCTTCTGCTGGCGCGCCGCCACCTGGTTGTGGTTCGCTTGCCGGCAATTGCATTGGATTGCTTTCACCGACCGAACCGCCTTGTGGCTGATTATGGAAAGCCGGATTGCCTTTCACGTCTGGCAAACCAAGCTGCTTAGCTAGATCGCGCGTCTCGAGATCTTCGCCAGACAGCAACGCATTCAAGCGCCGGAATTGATCAGTGAGCTCGCCAGTGTAATCACGCTGTTTTTCCAACTCTCGCGTGACGTCTTGCATTCCCGTGCTCATGAGCGGCGCGGCCGTGTTGCCAAGCGCACCAGGCGGGTGCTCGACAAGCGTGCCGCCTATCCGCTCGCGGATCTCCTCGAGCGTAAACGGGATCATGTTTTTGAGATTGTCTCGTATGTATTGTTCTCGACGGATATTCTGCCTGCTCCAAACACCCCACCTTTCCGGCGCCTCCTGCTCTCTTTCGGTCGCACTAAGAACGCCACCGAGCGCCTTGTCGATCAATTTGAGAATTGGGCCAAGCGGACCTTCCATGATCCTTGTCGCCATCGCCCGCATGATGGCATCCCAATGCTGCTCGATACTAATGCTAACCTCATTAAATTCGCGCGCAGCTTCGATCATGCGATCCATGTCGGCGGCTTCTTGCTCGTCGACGATGGTGAATGCCTGTCGGACTCGATCGAGGTCGGGAAGTCCCCAGATGCGCAGCAACTTTCGCTGCTCTTCTGGCCCTTTGCGGCGCTCGTCTATATCGGCCTGGCGCGCATAATGACGGCCAACATCGTCGAAAAACTTCTTGAGCGCGTTCGCGGCTTGCTGCGGGTTAGGCATGGCGATAATTTCGCGTAGGCGCTGCTCCAATCTAGGCGCGTCTTGGGGAGCAACATGCGTAAACAACTGCAACCACGTCTCGCGCCCCTGTTCATCCATGCGCCGCAAATGGCTCCAGGTATCGACGAACCGCTCCCATTGCGCGCCAGCTTGCTCGATCGGAACGCCGGCGCGCTGCCACTCCTCCATCGTCCTGATGTACTGCGCGGTGCTTTCGCCGGTACGCTTCGCCATCGCTTCCATGTTGAGAAGATCTTGAGCCTGGCGCTTGAGCGCATTCACCGTAACTTTCAACGTCTCATAGACAGCGACCGCCGCAAGACCGATCGGCCCGATGCCTTTGGCGAAGTTTGCAAGCGCCTCTAGCGACGGGCCGCCAGTGGCAAAGTTGAGCATGAGCTTTTTGATCTCTTGCTCAATGCCGGAAATCTGCTTGTGGATGCCCTCAAATTTTCGCGTGACGTCGAGGCCGCCCAACTTGTCAAGACCTTGCTTTAAGGCCCCGAGTTGCCCCGAGGCCTCATCAGCGACCTTGACCGTTATGCGTAGCTCTTCAAATTCAGCCATCTTCGCCGCTCTCGGCTTCCCGCCGCATTATCTGGGCAAGCTGGATCGTTCGATCCAAATGGATCTGGACCTCACTCAATGACATCTTCAAAAACGTTTCTGGACTGACGGAGTACCACTTCGCCAGCCGGTAGCAGTCGAGCACCATATTGTCGTCGACGCTTACCAGGCCGCCAGATCGGGTAGAAAAAAATTCCGCAGCCGATACGCGCATGAATTCCAGTCACGCGGATCCATGCGGTCGAGCAATGGCGACAACACGCCAGACAAATTGGCCATGATCAACGTCATCTTCTTTTCGTCGATGATGACGTTGCCGTCGTTATCGATGCGACACGGATTGCCGCAGCGATTGATGTCGCCCCCGGTTGGCTCGCGGAATGTGAGCTGCTTCAATATCTCTCTGTTGTTGCCCTCGATCGGCCGATAAAGCAGCTTCACCGTGATCGGAAACGGATTGACCGGAGGCGGCGCCGGCACGACTTGCGGCGGCTCTTCGATCGCAGGCACGGCTACCGGGATCGGCTGAGCATCGATGACCGGTCCGGTGCCCCCGCCGCCGTTTCCCACGACGCGCGTCTGCGGCGGCGCGCCCCCCGTCGCGTTCTGAAAGCCCTCGCGGATGGGCTGTCCGTCTTTGCCAAACTCCATGACTCCTCCTATCCGAGATTGATCTCGAGGCAGCTAATACCTTCCCAGCGGACGCGTGCCTGGCCGTCACGCGTGTTGAGTTCGAAGGCACCTTTAACGGTCGCCCCCTGTAGAGTGTATTGTTTGTGATTCGCCAATTGCGCGATGACTGTCGAATTGACCTGCGTCAACAGATCTTCGAAGTTGAGATCAGGCATCGTCGAGAGGTCGCCCTCGATGTAAGGAACGCGAGGCAGCTCTTGGTAGCCGTGGACTCCATCCTGGCCGGCTATCATTGTTCTCTCGAGCGGGCTCGGAGATACCGTGAAGTTGCCACGCAATTGGTATTGCCGCCCGTCGACTGCGAGAGTGGCGATTCCAGCGAAGCGAATGGCCAATTTTGCCTCCTATTGCTATGATGGTAGTTGATGCGCTTCGTGCCGGGACATCCATGGACTCCTGATCTGTCAGGCCGCCGCTATGGCCGCCTAACTGTCATTGGATTCGCTGGCATCGAAGACAAGGGACCGCGAAGAAAAGCATCGCTTTGGCATTGCGCGTGCTCTTGCGGTAATTCAACGGTCGTCACAGCCTCTCGTCTTAACTACGGCTGGACGACTTCCTGTGGTTGCTGGCAACGCGAAGCACCCGAGCAATCGCAGAAAAACCTTCGTCATGGTCATGCTGCACTTCCGCACAGTCCAGAATATCGAATCTGGAATCGAATTAAGCAGTATTGCCGCAATCCAAATTCCCATCACTATGAGTGGTATGGCGCGCGCGGCATTGCGGTTTGCGATCGATGGAACGACTTCGAAACTTTCCTTGCTGACGTAGTCGCGGAAATCGGTCGCAAACCAAAGTGGGCCGATATGATCGACAGGATCGACAACGACGGCGACTATGAGCCAGGCAACATTCGGTGGGTAACGGCTAAAGAATCAGCCAACAACCGACGACCTTGAGGTTAGTGCCCGGTTGCTGTTCCACCGGGCGAAGTCAGGGGCGGGCCGCTCGCGCGGACCCTCCGACCCACCACTCCGTCTCGCGACGAAGACTTAGAAGCCAACGCCAGGCGCCGGCAGAACGCCAGTCACTCCGATCGTGCCAGGATTCGGACCAATGATCTGAGTGTCCAAACCCCTATCGTATTGGAGCCTAAACTGTGCTAACACTGCGAATACCCTTAGCTGGTTTATCAGATCCGGGCCGTATAGCACATTAACCCTATTCGGGTCATTTGGGTCTCGCTCGACGATTAGGTTGGCCTTGAATGCCTGGATATTCTCAACAAGGCCATCCCACATATCTTGCACGTATTCGGCGATCAGCTCACCTTTGATGATGCCAGGAGTGACTATCGCTTGCCCTGGACCAAAGCGCGTTCCGTCATCAGCAAGTTTCACACGCGGGTATTTGGTCGTGATGACATACCTTTGATTGCGAATGAGCCTCGCCAACGTTGCGAGCGTAGTTACCAGCTCATAAGCGTCATCCTGGAATCCATACAGGTTGAGCTGATACGTCGTGGTTTCGCGCGAGATCATTGGCTGATTATCGCTGCCAGCCTTTTGCGTCGCGATGCCGTTCTCCGCCAGCGAGTTGAGCTCGATGGTGTCGAACCGATCTTTCAAGGGCGCGAGCTTCACCGTATTGAGCGAGAGGGTTTGCAGCGGCCTTGCCGGATCGTTGATCAGCGCCCTTTGAGCCTTCGCCGTGTACGCCGACACGACGTCAAGCACCATCGATGGCATGGTTTGCTCCACGCCCATGATTGACGTGATGCCGCTGTTACGCGTGTTGCCAAACGTGATCAGATTCGAGTAGGTGTCGCGCTTAGCACTAAAAATGTGCCCATAGAGCTGTCTCCGCCAACCCCAGCGCCCAACATCCTCGAAGCCAAATTCGAGCTCCCAGGCGTTGAGCGTGGTTGAATCAGTCCATGGCAACGCGACGTACTCAAAGTTCTTCTCACCAAGATTGTTGATGGCATTTGTGAAGACAGGCACACCAGAACCACCAGCAAGGAAGTTCGCAGGACCAGTCGGACCAGCGAACGTCAGCGCTGCTGCGGACGCAGTCGTCGGTTGATTCGTGATATAGACACCGGCCTGACCGGTCGTTCCAGATTGTTGGCTAACAATGATCGTTCCAACCGGAACGCCAGTGCCCGTCACCGTCGCGCCGATCGTGATGCTGCCGGAAGTCATGGTAGTAACAGTGAGCGAAGTGCCGCTACCAGAACAAGTCGCAGCTCCCGCGACGCCTGCCGCACCGGGCGGAAGGGTGAGACCGAGTCCAGGAGGAAGCACTTCCCCGCCGATGGTTCCATAATAATTGAGGTCTATGCGAATGTCGTTTCCGCTGACGCCTTTCCACCGGCAAGTCAGAGTCACCACGTTAGTCGTTGAAGTCGCCGATACTGGAAGATCAACCGTCGAATTGATCTCAGCAGCAATTTCGGAAGCAACCTGCGCAGTCGTGTCTGTGCCTCCGACATTCACCGGTACATGTTGACCGGCGATATAAAGATGGATCGTCCCCGCATCCGTTGGCGGATTCGCGACCGTGATGGTGGCCGTTGCCGCGGTCGCGCCCGTAGGTTCGCCGACTGGCAAACCCCACACCTCATTCGCAAAATTATTCGCGAAGAAGCTTTTGAACATCCGCGCAAGCATAGAACCTTGCCCAAAGTGCTGATCAGCTTGCGCTTGCGTGCCGATCGCGATCGCCACGTCATGCGGCGCATCGCCGAGTGACGTCGCAATACCCACCAACAAACTCGGTTGGTGGATCATCGGAATTCCGGCTTGTGACGGATCGACCTCGACCCAGTATCTTTATGCCTTCGAAGCGACTCGCTAGTTTCGCTTCCGCCTTACGGCTGCTGCATATTCCTATGCAGAAGAGACTATATCATCACCCCTTACGGGGGCTGGGCGCTTCGGCTCGCTTGAGCCTACGAGCTTTCGCTCTAGTCGTTACGCCTTCCGCTTTCGCGGCTTGGCTCGGGATTGTCCGGTCTGGACTTTCCCCGAATTCACCCAGTTGTTCGATCCCGATTACTCGGGAAAGCGCCTAACTGTTAAGCGGGATCTTGAGGTCGGCGGGTATATTGGAAAACGAGATCGGCATGGCTAATCTCCTTTGCTATGGCCGTCCTCTACTGGCTTTATGACGCACGCTGCGTTTGCCCGTGGCGTCACGGTTACATCGGCATCACAGTGCGCTTGCCTGGTCGCCTTAAGCAGCACGCTAAGCGACGCCGAAACTTCGAATGGAAAATCCTATTTGAAGGAACTCTTCACGAGTGCCGCGCTCTCGAGTACCGCATGCGTCCGAAAGCGAACGTCGGATGGAACGACCACATCGGAGGCGGTAAACAGAACCTCGGTCGCGGCGGTTGGAAGCATCCGCCAAGAAGCGCGGAGTCACGTGCTCTCGTTTCAGCAACTCTCAGAGGCCATGTCCGCACTCCAGAATCTCGCGCAAAGCAATCCTCCAAGACCAAGGGCAGACCGAAGTCAGCCGAGTGGAAAGCTAAAGCCTCCGCCATTGCCAAAGCCCGTTATGCCAAACCCGGTGAGCGCGAGCGTATGAGCACCGCTGTCAAAAAGGGCAAATCGACAATTCATCGCCGCGCTCAGCCAGATCTTTTCGACTAAGTTATTCCGCCGGTTGCGTGCGCCGTCCGGCCGCGGGCTTTACAGCCTCTTCGTTTTTTACTTCGACAATGACGCCCTCCTCGATCCGCCGATTCGTGAAGCGGTCGTTCGGCCACTCAACTGAACCTTCTCGCCGCAACCTCACGCCGTTCGGATGCTTAAGAGTCCCGCGCAAATGCTCGCTCCCCGGAGCGGGAGCGACGCGCAGAGGCGGAATTCTGTTGACCGCTTTCATCAGCGCCAACCGCTCGGCTGATACAGCCTTGCGGCCCATAGCTGCCTGCCGCGCTTGGGCCTGACCTTTGTAAAAAGGATTGATGTACGGTGCCATTTCGATTGCTCCTCTTATGGGCCTGCGCCCGTTAACGGTGGCGGGACATAGTCCGGGTCGAAGCGGTAGACGACGTCGACCTCCATGATCGCGACCGGATTTTCGAACGTGAGCGGCTGAGACACCGATGTCGTCGCCAAGCTCGTGGTGTAGACACCATTGCCGCCGGTCGTGCCTGACTGCTGACTGACGATCGTCGTTCCTGCAGGCACGCCGTTTCCGGCGATGGTTGCGTTCGGCTCGATCGTGCCGGCGACGCCAGTCATGGTCAGGTTCGTGCCCGCGCCCGTCCCAGTGCCCGTCGCGGTCGTACGAGGCGGCGTGAGCTCGGGGAAAGCCTGCACGGCGATTTCCTTGAGGTCATCGAAGTCCGTCGGATTGAACGACGTGCCGAATTGATAGGTGGCCTCGATCAACTGCATGCCGATCGGGACTTCACTCTTCGAATCGCGCCCCCACTCGGGCGAGGGAATGCGCAAGCGCGGAATGCCTTCGACGTGAAAGTTTTTGCTCGGAGTCGGACCGGTAAGACTTGGCGCATAGAAGTTGGTGAGCGTGTTGTCGCGAAAGAGCTGATTGATCACGAACCATTTGGCCTGATCGAGCTTCTGCTGCATTGCGACCGAGTCGTTGTTCTTAACGATGATTTGAATGCCGATCGGTACGCTATGATTGAAACGGATATTGCTGGCATTGAACTCGCCATCCGCGACCGCCGTCTCAGTCCCGATGTAGACTCCAATCGCGGGGAGCTGGTAAGCGGCCTCGATCGGCAGCGCGCGCGTGATCCGCTTGACCGTAAAACCCGCGAAAAGCGACGAGGTCGAAAGCCGATTGTAAATCGCGTTCAGGAGCAGCCACGAATAACTATTCGTGTCTTCCGGACCGCCGGTGCCAGTCCACGGCACATCGCGCGTCGTGCCATTCATGAAAATTCCCAGCCGCTCAGCGTTCGCAGTGGCGCAGCCGGCTCATGCCTGCGGATGTAGTACGTGAGCTGTCCGCCGCTGTTGCTGATTGGCCCATCGGTGATCTCATAATCGCCGCCGTCGATATCGGTGTCGGCATCGAAATGCACGATGTCGCCTTGCTGCGGAATTGGAAGCGAACCGTCGCGGAATTCTTGCGAGCGAATATCGATGATGGTTTGTTGATCCGAGATTTCAGCAATGATGACGCCGTCGTCATTGGTGATCGTCAGCGGACCGGAGTTGAAGATCGCGCGCATGCCGGTATAAGGCCCCCCGGTGATCGTCCGGGCGAACATGTCGAAGCAATGCGAATAGAGAAGCGTGGAGAAACTGACAGACATGCTACCAGTGAATTTTTTCCACGAAGACTTCGTGCAGATGCTCTTTCAAAGAGTGTTCCATTTCCTGGCGCAGGATCGGCCGCGTCGACCAATGCCGATGTTCACGCAGCTTTAACTTGCGCGCTCGCGGCAGCGGATGCTTGAGATGCTTGCTAAGGCCGCGGCGCACGCGGCGCATCTGAACCGGCGTCAAATCCACGCCTTCGGACTTCAACATCTCATACAAGCTGTGCGGGCGGATCTTGGTTTGCGCTCGACCTTGCGCGCGCCAGCGCATAGTGAACGGCCGATGCCGATGCATATCGCGGGTCTGCCACGCCGACAGCTCGGCGCCGATGTCAACGCGTTTGAAGTGCACAATCCTGTTGTGCACGTCCTGCAGGCGCTTCACGAGCGCCGCGTTATCAACTTCAATGCTGAATGACATCAGACCCAGAATCGGGTGTACTGATTGATCAACGCCTCGACGGCCTGCATCGATGGCGACTTGCCACCAAGCCTCAACAAGACCGCGTTAGGATCGAAAAATGTTACGCGAGCCTCGCGGTGAGAAACTTGGCGAATGCCGGCGACCTGCGCCTGCACCATCCTGAGTCGCGCCTCCATGATCAGGACGACGGTTGCTTGCTTGAGCGGCAGCGGCGCTTCGGCCGGCAAGTTATAGCCGCCGGTGTATGTGACATAGACCGGCAGCGGCCAAGGAATCGCCGCGGGATCGCTAGCTGCGCGATTGGCAAGCTTGCCGGAGCGCTCCTCGAGCGTGTACGTGCTCGGATCGAGCACTGCGCCGGCCGCGGTGACCTGGGTAATGTCTGCGGCCTTCACCGGGAAATGCGTCAAGAATACACGGCCGGAGCCACCGTCCTCGCGCCATGCCTCAACACCGGTTTCCTTAGCAAAGATCCGATTGCACATCCGCGCGACCTGCTGAGAGTAAACCGAGATCTGCAGCGTGAGCTGCTGATCGTGCGTCGTGTCCGTCGTGGACATGCCGAGCAAAATCTTGCATTCCTGCAACGTCAGCAGATCATGCGCCGTCGTCGTCGGATCGGCTGCGACGGTTGCCGTGTAATCAACAGCGGCCATCTAGCCCTCGGCCTGATCGAACAACGCGCGGAGCTCGAGCGCCGGGCCTTCGCTGCCGTCAGACATGATCGGGATTGCGAGATAGTGCCGGCGGTCGACCTTCCAACTTTTTATGGTTGGCGCCGACGCGCCGGCCGGCCCTTGGAGGCCTTGCTTGCCTTCTGGCCCGCGGTCGCCTTTCGGTCCAGCAATCCCGCGAGCACCCTGACGCGACATGAGTTGCCAGTGCTCGCCAGGACAATCGCCAGGGTCGTCTTTGCGCGCGACGAACGTGCCGCCGTCTTTGGCGACGACTTCGAGCGCGAGATATTTTTTCTGCGGATCATGCGTGCCGACGACCTTGAGCGATGCGCCGTTGCGGCCAGCAATGGCGAGGCAGGTCCAATCGTCGTGCACCAAGCCGAGCGAGAGCGGATGGACGGCGGTGTCGCATTTGGCCTGGAACGTGCCGCCCTCATACGTGACGACGGCGCCCTCGTAGTGAATGCCCTCGCGCCAGGCCTTCACGATCGGGAGCTTGCCGGGCGCACCTTCGGGACCACGTTCACCTTGAGGACCAGCAGCGCCCCGTTCGCCCGGCGCGCCAGGGACGCCCGGTAAGCCCTGATCACCAGCGGCCCCGGTCGCACCAGCTTCGCCCTTTTCCCCTTTTTCGCCTTTGAGACCAATTGGACCTTGCGCGCCCTCGACACCGGGAATTCCAGGTAAGCCGGCATCACCCTTGTCTCCCTTTTCTCCCTTGGCGCCGACGTCTCCCTGCGGTCCTTGGGGGCCAGGGACTCCCGGCAATCCAGGCTCTCCCGTGTCACCTTTTTCGCCTTTGGCGCCTGCTTCGCCGCGGCTGCCCTGCGGACCTTCGACGCCGGGAACGCCGGGCAGACCGTCGTCCCCCTTTTGGCCTTTCTCGCCCTGTAGCCCTTGAAGTCCTGGCGTCCCGGCCGGCCCTTGATCGCCGGGAGGCCCTGGAAGACCTCGATCGCCGGTATGGCCGGGAGCGCCAGGTTCGCCCGGTGGCCCTAGCGCACCGGGAGCGCCAGGGATGCCAGGCAGTCCGATTTCACCCTTCTCGCCACGAGGACCTTGGAGTCCTCTTTCGCCATCGAGTCCGTCTCTACCGTCTCGACCAGGCGGCCCGCGCTCACCGTCGCGCACGAGCGCTAAGCGTTCGGCCATCATGCGCGCAGCTTCGATGGGAATGTTGGCAACCTTCTCGCGTAAGCTCGAGATGATCGCCTGCGCTTTCGCCTCCATCAGCACGAGCGCGCGATCCCACTCGCGTTCTTTCTCAGCGAGCGTGAGCGCTAGCGCGTGTTCGAAAACGGCTTCAGCCGAGAATTCTTCGGTTGATGGCTGCGGCGTTGGAAATGAGCCGTTGTGATGCGCGTCTGACATCGTCAAGATTCGCCTTGGGTTGCGGAGGCTTGGGTTCGACGGCTGGAATCGCTGGGCCGGCCGGAGGCGGTGCATGGGCAGCGGGCGGACCGGCGGGCGGAAGTTTGCCGGCGAAGTCGAGCGGGATCATTTGTTGCTGCATCCGAGGCATCTCGCCGGCGCCGCCCTTCACATCGTCGAGGCCCTCCTCGTTGCGGGCTTCGTCGGGCGACATGATGCCGCCGGTGACAGCTTCCTTTAGGCCGCGGATTCGATCCTTGAAGTCGGAGCGCAGCAACGCATCGGTATCGAACTCGACATATTCATCCGGCTCACCCTTGAGCGCGAAGAGCCGATCGAATGCCTGCTCACAGCACTCGAGCGCGAAGCCGAGACCCGTCGCGATCCAAAAGCGCATCAGCGCCTCGGTCGAACCGAACGTCGGACCGCCGAGCCCAAGGATCTGCAGCGGCACGCGAAACGCGAGCGCGATGTGATTCTCGGCGATCTTCATCACTTCGGCGACTTGCGCGTCCTTCGGCACTTGCGCCCATGGATTGACCTTGAGTCCATGCGTGAGAATCGGCGTCTTGCCTTGGTTGAAGCCCTTGGTCTGCTCGTCCCAGCGATCGCGCAGCTCTTGTACAAGGTCCTTGTCGAGCGGCATGTCGGTATTGATAACCGCCGACGGTCGCGCTTGATTCGCGTAAAACTGCTGTTGCTGTTGAGCGATCGAGCTCGCCAGGCCCATGTCGTAAAGCGCAGCAAGCAGCGGAGTCTGGCCCCACAGCGGAAACGGATATTGCCGCGATCGATCGGCGTGCAGGCGGATATGCAAGACGTCGCGCTGTGGCACAACCAACGCTTCCGGCATT